ATAAAGAGCTGAATTCGGACGCTTTGAAAACTGGTGAGGGACAAATCATGGGCGCTTATGAAAATGCTCCAAACCACCCCGAATGGAAACTTTGGATTATCACAGAAAGTGACCGCAGCAAAACCACCGTCTTGCTTCCAAGCGAGTATTGACTGGAGAAAAGAAAAAGGAGGAGCAGCAACATGCACCGGTGCCCAAACTGTCACGGGATCATGAACTACATAGTGTGCGAGTATTACGGATATTGGAAGTGCTCTTCGTGCGGGTATCAAACCGTCGCCGTTGCCACAGACAACCCAGAAGAAGGAATGGAATAATAAGCAGCCCGCAGTACATGCGGCTGAGAGGAGAGCAATATGGATAACGTTGAGCTTCAATATGAAGGACACCATAAGTATTCTTTGCTTGACCATGGCACAAAAGTTGGGGAATTTGACGATTTTAACAAAGCGTTCGAAGCATACGAGCAGCTGTGTCCTGCTCAAGACGAGGTGTAGTTTGCCCAACTTTATGCCCACTTGCCCACTTTTGTAAAATGGGAAAGCTATATTTAAACACTTTTTGTGTTTTAAAAACACTTAAATAAACCGAAAAGCCCAAATAAAGTGGGCTTTTGCCCACTTTTGCCGTTTAAAAGTGGGCACGAAAAAAGGCTAAAAAGCGGTTAAAACTGCTATATTTGACCCTTTTTATGGTGTTTTTGAGTGTTTTTGAGTCAAAAAAGAGTGTTTTCAACCTTCGTGCCCACTTGCCCACTTTTATTTCTATTTAAATACGATAAAAAAATAACAATATATAGAGTAATTGGGCAAATAAAAGTGGGCAAGTGGGCAGAAGCAATTTTGACATAAAAGGAGGTGAAAAAAGGAACGGCTTTCAAATAATGTCATGCTCTTCGGCTCACTTCTTGTACATGTGCAGACACCATGCTATACTGTTAACAGTTCTGCAGGAGGTGGTTACGTGATGCCGAAAGAAAAAAAGAAAGAAGATGAGTACGACAAGGTGTACAAGGATAAGGAGGATAAAACGGTAAGAAGTCATTCACATTTGTATGACGGTTGAAGCCGAAGAAAAAAGCCAAAAGTATGTGAAGCGTGCGGCGGACCTTATCCTTTGTGCAAGGACGGATGCAGTTTATTCGATGACTAACCGAATCTCGCAGAGGAGTTAACCGACAGAAGTCTGTGTAAAAAATACACGGGCTTCTTTTTTTGCTTTTATTACTTTTTTATATTCGCGAAAATAACATACCCTTTTATGAGGGGGAAGGGCAAAATAAAAAACTGTTGCTTTCCCTTTTCGTTTTTCCAAGTTTGTATTCAGGGGTACGGGCTGGCATACATGGAAGAACAGAATAGAAAAAAGGAGTTAATTTTTGTGGCCGCAACAAAGCAAGAAAGAGAGTTTCAAGCGCTCTTGATTAAAGAAATAAAGGACCGTTTTCTTGGATGTATGGTTATAAAACTTGACTCGGATTACATTCAGGGACTTCCGGATCTTATGGTTCTTTATAAAAATAAATGGGCGACACTGGAATGTAAAAAATATGCAGCTGCCAAACGGCAGCCAAATCAAGCGTATTACGTAGACACCATGAACGCCATGTCCTTTTCAAGATTTATATCCCCCGAAAATAAAGAGGAGGTGCTGAATGATCTTCAACAAACATTTATCCATGCCCGGAGATCACGCTTTTCTGGGCGCGAGTAAATATCACTGGCTTAACTACGACGAAAACAAAATCATAGAAAGCTATAAAAATTATATGGCAGCGCAAAAGGGCACCGTTCTTCATGCTTTTGCTGCACAATGTATCACCCTTGGACAGAAACTTCCAAATTCCAAGAAGACGCTTAACCTGTATGTAAACGACGCGATTGGATACAAAATGGTTCCTGAGCAAATTTTGTATTATTCTGAAAACTGTTTTGGCACTGCGGATGCGATTGCTTTTAGAAATGGCACCCTTCGGATTCATGACTTGAAGAGCGGAGTGACACCTGCTCATATGGAGCAGCTGATGATTTATGCTGCTTTATTTTGTCTGGAATACAGGGTAAAACCTTTGGACGTAAACATTGAGCTTCGGTTGTATCAAGGCGATGATATTTTGTGTCATAACCCCGGAACGGAAGAGGTGTCTCCGATCATGAATAAAATTATAATGTTTGACAAGGTTATCGGGAGAATTAAAGAACGCGCGGAGGTGTAAACATGAACCGCATTGCAGAAGATATTCTGATGCATTATGGAACTCCGAGACACAGCGGCCGATATCCGTGGGGCACGGGAGATGATCCTAATCAGAACGTTGGCGATTTTATCAGTCGTGTTAAGGATCTTCGTAAAAGCGGAATGAAGGAAATGGACATTGCAAAAGCAGTTGGATGCGCCAACACGTCGGATCTTCGAGTGTGTTATTCCACTGCAGTTAATGACAGAAGGCGGGACGAAGTGTCGACTGCCAGAGCAATGCTGTCCGATGGTTACTCTCAAGCTGATATTGCAAAAAAGCTTGGGCGAACCGAATCGACAATCCGTTCGTTTTTGGATGAAAAATCCGAAGCACGAATGAACGCTGCTACAATAACAGCAGATTTTCTGCGTGAGCAAATCGAAACCAAGGGAATGCTGGACGTCGGTGTCGGAACTGAATTATATCTTGGAGTTTCAAGAGAGAAATTAAATCAGGCATTAAACATGCTGGAGCGCGAAGGCTATCCGGTATATGGAGCCGGTGTTCCGCAAGTTACCAATCCGGGCAAACAAACGATTATCCGGGTGATATGTCCTCCCGGAACAGAGCACAAAGAAATATACGATTTCGAGAATATTAATTCTGTAAAAGATTTCAGAATCCATCAGGACGAGGACGGAAACGATATTGTTGATAAGGCGTTCGTGTATCCAAAATCCATGGACGGAGACCGGGTTGCTATTCGTTACAAAGAAGAGGGCGGATCGGAAAAAGACGGAGTTGTTGAGATTCGAAGGGGCGTTGACGATTTGTCGTTGGGCGAGTCTCGTTATGCTCAGGTTCGAATTTTGGTGGACGGCGACAAGTACATCAAAGGAATTGCAATATATTCAGATGACCTTCCTGAGGGCTCGGATATCGTATTTAATACCAATAAACCGCTTGGCACCCCAAAGGACAGTGTGTTAAAAGCGATTAAAGATGATCCCGATAATCCATTTGGCGCGCTCATTAAAGAAAATGGCGGGCAGAGTTATTATCTTGACGAAAAGGGAGAACGGCAGTTATCGCTCGTCAATAAGAGAGCAGACGAAGGAGATTGGGGAGATTGGAGCAATACGCTTCCTTCTCAATTTTTAGCCAAGCAGAGTTTATCGCTTATAAAGAAGCAGCTTACTCTTGCATCGGCAGATAAGCAAGCAGAGCTTGATGAGATTTGCGCTTTGGAAAATCCGACCGTTAAAAAGGAACTTCTTCAAGCTTTTGCAAACGACTGCGACGCAGCCAGCGTTCATCTTCAGGCTGCCGCTCTTCCAAGGCAGGAGTATCAACTTCTTTTTCCCATAACAACCATGAAGGATAACGAGGTGTATGCGCCTAACTACGAGGACGGCGAGACATTGGCGTTAATTCGTTTTCCTCATGGCGGAACGTTTGAGATTCCGATTCTGGTCGTTAACAACAAGCAGGCAGATGCCCGAAACATTTTAGGCACCACCCCTGCCGATGTGGTCGGTATTAATGCAAAAGTTGCAGAACGCCTGTCCGGAGCGGACTTTGACGGCGATACGGTCATGGCAATTCCGTGTAATTCAGATCGCAGCGATGTGAGGATAACGTCTACTCCTGCGCTTAGCGGGCTTGTCGGGTTTGATCCTAAGATGGCATACCCTGAGCAAGAGGGTATGCGCTACATGAAATACACATCCGAGTCAGGAAAAGAAATTGATCATACCCCGATAGAGATGGGCATGATTTCAAATCTGATTACAGACATGACACTTCGCGGCGCTCCGAATGACGAGATTGAAAGAGCGGTTCGGCACAGCATGGTGGTCATTGATGCAGGAAAGCATCATCTGGACTATAAGTTGAGCGAAGAACAGAATGGCATTAAAGCGCTTAAGGCACGATATCAAGGGCATTATACCGATGACGGGAAGTATCACGAAGGCGCCTCTACTCTTATCTCTGTGGCAAAGAAGGACGTCGCAGTAATCAAGCGGCAAGGCGCGCCAATCATAGATAAAGAAACAGGCGAAGTGAGTTATAAGGAGAAGTACGAGGAGTACATAGACGATAAGGGCGACACACAGGTGAGAACACAGAAGGTTCCCCTGATGTCGGTAACAAAGGACGCAGCAACATTGTCCTCCGGTACCCGTCAAGAGAGGGCTTATGCGGAGTATGCAAATGAAATGAAGGCCCTGGCAAACGAGGCCCGTAAGGAAATGGTGAACACTGGAAAGATTGAGTATTCAGCCACGGCCAATGCGGCCTACAAAGACGAGGTTGTATCGTTGACGGCACAGCTCAATGTGGCTCTTTTGAATGCTCCACGTGAAAGATTTGCCCAGCTGGCTGCTAACAGCGTTGCTAATGCTAAAAAGATGGACAATCCAGGAATGACACGCAAAGAGCTTAAAAAAGCGGGGCAATTGGCGTTGGCGGCAGCTCGTGCTCGGTTTGGAGCCCAACGATCGTTAATCAAGATTACTGATCGAAGCTGGCTGGCCATACAGTTAGGGGCGATAAGTGAGAACGTGCTGACTAAAATCCTTAGGAATTGTGACATGGACGAAGTAAAAAAGAGGGCGACACCGAAAAC